CGGGTAGAGACCGGATTTTTGATTCGAGGGTTCCCATGTGTAGTATCGGTTTAATCCGCTGTGCACTACTTGCTCGGGAACTTCACAAACATACTTAGAGGAGTAAGTTGTCCAATCAATTGGACACTCAACATCTAAGGTGAAGGGTTGCAAACCCACTCTTGAATCGAAATATTTCTCTATAGCAAGCTGTTCTTTGACAGTTATGCCGTAACACTGCTCCATCAGATTGCGAGTGTTGCGAGGAATAGGTTTTTCTAATAATAGCCGTATTTTCTTCGCTCCAAATGCGAAGATTTCTGTATACAGCTCTCTATCCCACATAGCCATTTGGGCATCCTTGAGAATATACGTAGGATCCATACTACGCGTTTCTCTGAGAAGATATCGGGCAAAACTTTGCAGGATTGGACATCCGGGATACTGGTACGCCATAGACAAGGCCTTCGCCCTCAAGAGGCAAAGGAGCTTGCTACGCTTGGCACCAGCATACCGCCCATATGTCCAACCTGTGGTACTGAGAACATCACGCGGATCGGTGATTACTAACTCATCAGTATCATCAAATATCAATTGACAAAACGAAGCCTGTTCAAGCGACGTATGCCAGTCAATTTTTAAGTTGAAACCCAAACGTGCTGCGTAGCTCGTGTCGATCTGGCTAGGGGTGCCAAAAAGACCGTCGTCGCCTTCAACGCAGCCGCACGGCTTGGTTATCTCCAAGCCATTTTTCTTCATCATAAAAAGGAAGAGCATTAAGTTGCTAAAACTATTTCCTAAAGAAGTACACATCTCGCCTGACATCCGTGTAGCATCAACTTCAGCTATGAACTGCTTAAAGTGGCAACGGTTGCGACCCAACATAGTTGAGCATATTTGTGCCCAAAAGTCTGTAAATCCTGGTATGTCCTCTAGCATGTAGTGATACAATTCAAATTCACAGGCCTTCATGAACTCGGCACTGAATGAGACTTCAAAGGTTGAATAGTCTGTTGCAGCAAAATACTTAGCCGCCGTCATCATGTTCTTTATGTAACGGGCGCGCTCGTTGACAGGTATATGCTTAATGAACCATGGAAGTCCAAAAAGCTCCTCTTCTACCAACGAAAACCAAGGCCCAAAAAGTACCTTGGCTTCATCGCTTCGAGCGTTTATGGCGCGTGGAAACTTGTACTCGGCGTATGTCTCATCTTTCATAAA